GGGCCTTGGAGCTGATGAATCAGGGACTGATCTGGCTGGCGGATAATCTGCGCATTTCTTACGGGGATGGTGGGGTGCTGGCGCTGATGAAAATGGTTGTGCAGGCATCGCAACGCATACCGCTGAAGGTTTATGGTGAGGATGTCGGGGTGCTTGATCCTTCGGCGCGAATTTCGCTGCGGTGGCCCCGCTGGTATCCGCTTTCCGCGGATGACCGGATGAAGGAGGCACAGGCGATTTCCATGCTGGCCAATGCTGGACAGATTTCGCGCGAGGCGGGTGTGAAGGCGTTGGCTTCGGCTAACGGGATTGCTGACGTGGCGACGGAACTCGATGCGATCGATCAGGATATTCAATGACGGATCCCAAAAACGAATTGGATGACGATTGGCAGGCCAGGGCGGAGATGGCGGAGGCGGCGCTGGCCGCTGCCCAGGCGCAGGCGCAGGCCAAACTTGTGCGCGCCGAACTGAAGGCTGAGGCTATCCGCGCTGGGATGATAGATTTGGATGGGCTCAAATTGCTGGACCTTTCGGAGGTGCAGCTCTCGGAGGCCGGTGAGCTGGTTGACCCGAAAGCGCTATTTGCAAAGCTGAAGCGGTCGAAGCCTTGGCTTTTTGGTGGCTTGGCGTCGTCCTCTGCGGCGGTGCATGTGCCGAAACCTGAGCCACCGCGGCCGCGGCAGGCGAGCGAGATGGGCCATGAGGAGTGGCTGGCGGCGCGAGCCGCGCTGATCAAGCGGCGATAGGTTTTAAGAGGTGAAGAAGTTACTTTTTAAAAGAAGTAACCAAAAAGCTCTCGCTTACTCCGGCATTTGAGCGGCCTGACTTTGGCCGCTCAAAGGCCCGGTAGGCAAAGGTTTTTTGCACGTCTTTTTTTCAAAAGAGCGCTTCTGCTTCTTTCTAAACGTCGAACCTGCTGCCTTGGCAACTGCTGGCGGAGTTGGATTTCTGTTGTCTTAAAACCGATGAAGGGTATGGGCTGATGAGCATACAAAACTTTCCGGCTGCGCTGCAGCCGATCATCCAGCAGGGGTTTCTGGAGCGCGAGTTCGAGATGGCGCTGAAATCGCGATTGGGATACAGGCTGATCGCTGACCGTGAAGACTTCTCTGTGGGGATCGGCGAGACTTTGACGAAGACCCGCGCGGGGTTGAAACCGAGCGTGACGGTGCCGCTGGCGGCGGCGGCGAATACCAATCTGGATAACGGCCTGACGAGCACGAACTGGGGAGTGGAGCAATACACGATCACGCTAAATTTCTACGCCGCGACGCAGGATCTCAACATGGTGACGAGCCGGGTTGGGATTGCGTCTCAGTTCTTGCAGAATGCGGCGACGAATGGCGAACAGGCTGCGCGCAGCCTGGATGAGCTGGCGCGGAATGCACTGTTCGCGCCTTATTTTGGTGGCAATTCGCGCGTTACGACCACTCTGACCTCCGCGGGGCCGAACCTTGAGATTGACGACGTCCGCGGCTTTCAAATGGTTTTTGTGAACGGTGTGCAACAGAGTGTGTCATCGACTTACCCGATGACGGTGACGGTGGGCAGCAACGCTTATACGTTGGTCGGTGTGACGCCGGACGCCAACAATGTTTCGACAGCACCTGGCGGTATTTCTGGTGCGCTGCAGTTTTCCACGAATGTGATTGTTACCGATGGCACTGCGGGCAATGCGGTGCAGGCGGCGACCGCCAGTTCGATTGTGCGGCCGGCGGCGCGGGCGACCACCGCGGCGTTGCAGGCCACCGATACGCTTTCCATGGGCAACTTGCTGGACGCCGTGGCGCTATTGCGGCGCAATGCGGTGCCGCTGGTTGATGGGGTTTACAATTGTTATCTTGATCCCGTCTCGGCCCGGCAGTTGTTTGCTGACCCTGACTTCAAGCAGTTGTTCACGGGTGCGACGTCCTCCAACCCGGTGTTCCGGCAGGGGATGGTGAGCGATTTTCTGGGGTTAAGATTCATTACGACGACCGAAGCGTATGTGCAGAGCAGCCCGAGCATTTCTGCACTTTATGTGCGGCGGCCGATTGTATGCGGGCAGGGTGCGCTGATCGAGGGTGACTTTGCCGGCATGGCCGCGGACGACGTGGCGCCGAAGGATAGCCTTGTGAACATTATCGACAACGTGGCGATGGTGACGCGCGAGCCGATTGACCGGCTGCAGCAGATCATTGCGCAGAGCTGGTATTGGATTGGTGGATTCTGTGCGCCTTCCGATACGACGACGACACCGACCGTGGTGCCGACAGCGACCAATGCAAATTATAAACGTGCCGTGATGATTGAGCACATCGGCTAAGGGAGCGGATCATGTCGACAGGTTCAACTCAGCCGTTCCGGCCTGCCGGCACGGTGACTTTGGCGGCGTCCACAAGCTCTGCAAATGTTTCGCTGAAGGGCGGTGGGACGACCGTGCTGGTGTATAATTCTTCGGCGGCCACGGCGTTCTTTCAGCTGGGGGCGGCGTCCAGTTTGAGCGCCACGCCGGCGAGCACGCCTGTGCCAGCGGGGGCGCGAATGTTGGTGGAGGCCGGCCCGTTCGTGACGTATGCCGCCGCGATTTTGGCCGCGGGCACGGGGACCGTCTATTTCACGATCGGGGACGGGGATACTTACTGAAATGTCTGATACCCTCCCTGGCAGTTTCACAGATGCGCAAAAGGTCGATGTACGGCGGTTCTGCGGGTATCCGGCGTATGGTGCAGGCGCTGCCGGTTTTGAATCTTGGCGGTTCTTTCAGGCTTACGGGACGCTCGAGTATCGGATGAATAATCTGTCGCCAGCGGAAGTGGCGGTGACGACGCAGTATCTTTCGGCATTGTATGGGCTGGAGGCGGCAATTCCGCCGGCATCGGATAATCTTGATACCGAAAGCGCGGCGGCCTGGACGCATAATGCGACCGAGGTGGCGGACCGGGAGGGGTTGTTTGATGCGTGGCGCCGGCGGCTTTGCGCTTTTTTGGGTGTGCCGCCCGGGCCGGGATTGGCGCAATCTGGCCTGACATTGGTGGTGTAGACGGATGGATGGGTTACGGTTGGCCGATCGCCTGGCCTATGGGGCTGGGTGCGCGGCGAGGCGCGCGGGGTTTTTGCACGATGCGTATCGGCCGAACGGGCCGCAGTTGCCAGTCGACCTGGCCAACAGGTTTTTGCGGCTATGCGTCGCGTATGTATTGCCAGGCGGTGGCGTGGCGGCGCCGAGTGGATTTGGCGTGCCGTTTAGGCAGGCTTGGGCGGATTGGAGTTACCTGAAGGTTGGCGATTACCTTGCGGGGCCTGAGGGGACTGTGTTTGTGGCGGCGATTGAACCGCCGAAGCCGATGCTCGTGGTGATGACGAATGCCGAGGTAAACCTATGGCGGCCGGCGGCGCCGGTGCTGGCTGGCGTAAACCCTTATGGGGCGGTGCTGCAGGGGACTAACACGGCGTTGGTGACTGGTTTTCCAGCGAGCCTGCTGGTTGGTGGAGGAACGGTTGATCGAACGCATGCTGGGCTGCCTGACGATACCAAGGTACCGGGCTTTGTGGCTCTTCTGCCCTCTTTGCCGTGTGTGTCACCGTGTGTTGGCGATCTTCTTACGGATGAAGGTGGCGCGCATTATGTTGTGAACGCGGTTGAAGGGCTGAATGGCGTTTGGCGATTGTCGATGAATCAGGCGGTGACCTGATGGCGGACCAGGCGGATGTGGAGACGGCGTTGGCTTCGATCGTGGCCAATGCCCTGTATCCAAATGGGGTTGCCGCGCCGAGTGCGGTGGGCAGCACATGCCGGGTTTATCGCGGATTGCCAAACTCGCCGACGCTAGGGGCGGACCTCGCGGCAGGGGTTTTACACGTGACGGTCAATGCCACCGCTGATGTGAAAAACGTGACGCGCTTTGCGCGCAAATGGCAGGTGGCGAGCCGCGTTCCGGCGAGTTTGAGCGTTAGTGTGGTGGGAAATGCCGCGGCGTTTTCGGGGACCTGCGCGTTGGGGCAGCTGGCCGGTCTGGTTGTAAATGATTTTGCATTTCCTTATGCCGTGCAGACCAGTGATTCTCCGCCTACCGTGGCCAGCAATCTTGCCGCGAACCTGCGGCAGGCGGGATGGCTGGTGCAATATTCAGGTTCGACCGTGACATTGCCGAATGCGGAAAAGTTTGCCGCGCGGGTTGTGAACGGCGCGCATGCTTTGCAGGAGATTAAGCGACAGACGCAGGTGTTTGAGATTACGGTTTGGTGCCCGACGCCGTTGCTTCGGGATGAGGTTTCTCCCATTATCGACGAGGCCCTGGCGGCGCCGCAGTTCATTGCATTATCAGATGGAGCGACGGCGCGGATTATCTTTGTGGGGAGTGACGCCGAAGATGGGGCGGCTGACGCGGCACTTTACAAGCGGACGCTGAGATACAGCGGCGAGTATCCGACCACGCTGGGACAGATTGAACCGGCGATGCTGTTTGGAACGGCGAAATTCGAGGCGAATGGCACTTTTGTGGAAACGCTGAACGGGTAAAGGACTCCTGAATGACATATCAGCTTGTTGTGCTGAAGCCTTTTGAGGGCTTTAGGCGCGGAGACGTGATTAAGGATACCGCCGCGGTACAAAAAATACTAGCCGGGCCGCAGGCGAGTTTTGTTGTGCGCGTCTGCGCGGAAAAGGAGTGATCCGATGCCGATTTTTGCCGAAGGGGCGCTGAATACGACGGCGCTGATTGTGCCGGATCTGTATGTGCAGATTGTGGCACCGCAGGGCTTGCTGCTGAATGGTGTGCCGACCGATACGCTCGGTGTGGTGGGGACGGCGAGCTGGGGGCCGGTGGGTGAGCCAACCATTATCGGCAACATGAGTGCGTATGCGGCGGCATTTGGCCCCGTGATGGCGCGCAAATATGATATGGGCACACAGGTGGCGACCGCAGTGCAACAGGGGGCGGCGAATTTTCGCTGTGTCCGGGTTTCTGATGGCACAGATAGCGCTGCATCGGTCGTGGTGCTTGGCGCGATCACGTTTACCGCGCTTTACACTGGCAGCCTGGGCAATTTGCTGACCGTGACCCTCTCGCAGGGTTCGGCTGCGAATTCTTGGAGTTTGACGGTTGCCTTGCCGGGGCAGAGCCCAGAAGTGTTCAATAACATAGGCGGCAGTGGCACTGTATTCTGGACGAATCTGGCGGACGCGGTGAACGCTGGGAACGGCGCGCTGCGTGGGCCGTCTCAGCTTGTTGTGGCTTCGACTACAGGCGCCGGTCCGTCGATCGTTGCGGGAAGCTATCCGTTTACATCCGGCACGCCGGGTACAGATGGTGCCGGAACCGTGACGGCCGCGACCTTAGTGGGTAGTGATATACTA